TTCTTTAAGGAAGTGGATGATCCATGGGTTACCAATTCAGCCAATGAAAACGGAGCTATTGCTGTAAGCATAGTAAATCCCGTTATTCAAGGGAACACAGTGGGAGACAGTACCATTTATGTTTCGTCCTGGATAGCAGGCGATGATGACATGGATTTCATGTTTCCGTACGCAAGAGTGAACGCGACAGGTTACACCCGTTCACTTTCTAACTCGGTGGTGGCACCATCAGGAACCAAGATAGCCCAGGGGAGCGGTTTTGAACACAGTATTGTGAAAATCTTTGAACAAGACTTTCCCTCCTTGATTCCAGCAAGTGCCCTCACGGTTCAGAAGTTAAATGGACCAGAAGTAACCCAATCAGTGAAGCAACTGATGACCAGGTATTCCTATTATGGGACAACCGTTTTGACAAGTGATGCAACGTATACGTTGATACCAGGGGGTTTTATCGAAGGATTTGCGACTACTACAGACGCACCCGATACCCCACAAGCCTTGTTCATGAATTGGTTTAACTATAGAAGGGGATCCTGGAACGTGAAATTCGTTGTGAATGGAACTTTTGATGCAGCTCAGACGGCGAACGTGCCTGGACAGATGTATGCATCACTGTGTCATGTGACAACTGGAGGAGTGGTTGAAGCAGGATTTGACAACTTTACAAAGCACCAGGCCATAGTTATGCAAGACTTGGCTCAGAGAGCTTGTTTAGAAGTGTCAGTACCCTTCTTCCATCCTAGAGCGTTCGTGATGAATAGTATCACTCGAGCAGCAGTCACAGGAACACGTGCAGATGCAGATCGCATAGGAGTTCAAGTCATAGTTGAAAGCATAGCAGCCAAAACGACAACATTCAGAATGTATTTTGGAGTTGGAGATGACTTCTCAATGGGGTGGCCAGTGGGATGCCCAGTCCTACTATATGTCTCAGCTTCACTGGATGAAAGAAAAACAGGTGGCAACCGACCTGAAGATCCGATGTCCTTTGTAAGGATCGGTGGTCTCGGGGATGCAAATAATGTATTGCGCCCCGCGGGCGCAGATCGAATACATCGTAATATCGGCTAAAACCGGCATTTTCTTTTAAATGTACTATAGAAAC